AGCAATATTTCATTGTGAAGAAGGTCCAGCATTAACTAATGAGGGACAAAAAAGAAAAGAATATTATTTAAATGGTATTGAATATGATTACGAAACTTGGAATGAAATTATGAAAGGTAAAGAAGGGTTACCTTGGTATAAAAACCCTGCATTTAAAGGAACAGCAAGATTTTAATATGAAAATAGGTTTTTGTGGAACAATGAGTGTAGGTAAAACTACATTAGTAAATGAATTAAAAAAATTATCTGAGTTTAAAGATTATATGTTTAGAACAGAACGCTCTAAATATCTTATGAAAATGGGTATTCCACTAAATACAGATTCAACTTTAAAGGGTCAATTAGTTTTTGCATCTGAAAGGGCAAGTGAGTTAATGCAAGAAAAAATTATAACTGATAGAACAATAGTTGATGTAATAGCATTTGCTAATTTATCTAAATCTATGACTAAAGGTGAAAAATTTTATTTTTGTGCTACTATTCAACCATTAATGAAAGAATATGATATTTTATTTTATGTTTCACCTGAAGGCGTGGAAATAGAGGATAATGGTATAAGAGAAACAGATGCTAAATATAGAATGGCTATTGATAAAGAAATAAAATCACAGATACAAATGCATGGGAATAGTAAAATTATTACTATTAAAGGTACTACTAAAGAACGTATAGAGCAAATTAAAAATACTGTGGCTCAATACGTATAATCACATGGCTAATACTAATATAAAACAAATCATAAAACAGGAGTACATTAAAT